CAATATCAGGAACGGATGAAACCGATGAAGATGCGGAAAAGGAAGGAGAAAGTAATCCACCTAATGATGAAGCAATAGAACAACATAAACAGGAACAACAAGATCTTAAAAATGGTACAAAAGATACTAATTCATATCCTTATACTTTAACTAATAAAGCTGGAAAACAATTAACACTACAGGCACCAAAATTATGGAATAGTTTAAAAGGTAATATAGGTCCTAAATCCAACAGAGTCAAATACCTAATCCTTCACACAACAGCTGGAAATATTAAGGGTACAGCTGTAGATGTTATGAATGATCATTTTTATAATAAAAAATGGAAAACAGGCGGTTATCATTATTTAATTCAAGCAGACGGAAAAGTAACACAATGTTATCAAGATTCTGCAACCACTAATGGAGCTAAAGATGCAGGAAATTATAGGTGTATACATATTTCATGGATTGGGGGTTTTGATTTTAAAGAAGGAGGTAATAAAATAACAAAAGGCCAAGCAGATACATTAATAGAGATGGTTAAATTTTATTGTAAAAGATATTCTGATATATTAGTATTTGGTCATAACCAATTTTCAGCAAAACTTTGTCCTTGGTTTTATGTACCTAAACTAATGTCAGAACTAGGATTAACAGAAAATATGGGTTTAACAGACCCCCAATGGAAACTTAATTTAAATGCATTGCCGGATTATCAAAAAGTAGCACAACAAATAGCACAGGGAAATTTCCCTTTATTAGATTTAAAATAATATGAGTTACGTACCAGAACAACCACATATATACCAAGGAAAACAAGTAATAATTAACTCAGACAGATTATTATTTAATGCTAAAACAGATAGTATATTATTATTTTCAGATAAAGCTATAGGTTTTAGCACTAATGGTAGTTTTCATTTTGATACAGGCGGATTAGATGGAAATAAATTTGTAGTAAATGCACCAGATATTTATTTGGGACTAGATGCAGATAAATATCCAACAGAACCAGCTTTATTAGGGGATAAAACAGAAGATTATCTTAATGATTTATTAGATATGATAGATGAATTAATTAATGTATTAATAGGTCAATATACACTAGTAGCACCCCCAGTTGGACCCTGTGCTCCTTCCCCCACAAATATAGGTGCTTTTACAAATATCCAAACCCAAATAGTATCTTTAAGAAGTGAAATAGAAAGTATAAAAAGTAAAAGAATAAAATTAGTATAAAAATGTCAGTAGCAGGACCAATAAGAAGTATATTACAACAACAAGATAGAGCTTTATATCAAGTTAAAAAACAAATTAAGGAACAAGGAAATAAGGCTGTAGTTAAAGTTAGAGAAAAATTACCCACAGAAGCTGAAATTAGAAATAAATTTAAAACCCAAGCAAGTGCTGCTTTATGTAGTGCTAATGGTTTAGCAAAATCACAAAAAGCTTATGATAAAATTAAAAGATTAATTAATTCATTAAAAAAAATTATAGAAGGAGCTGAAAAAGCACTTAATAAAATAAAATCTATTTGTGAAAAAATATTAGCAGCTGTTCAAAAAATATTAGGAATATTAACAACTTTAGCGGGATTAATAGCAGTATTAAGTATAGTAGTAAAAGTAGCAAAAACAATTCTAACAGCAGTAGGGTCTATTTTCTTTCCCCCACCAACAGGAGGTGTTTTATTAGCACCAGGAACAGCAGTATTTTTAAAAGAAAAATTAGATGATGCTAAAGGTTTAATAGAAATAATAAAAGCAACCGTAAGTACATTTCCTAAATTATTAGAAAAATATACCTCTAAAGCTAAAAAATATTTAGGATATGTTGTAGCAGCTATAGCTGCCTTAGCGGCAGTAAAAAATTTATTAAACTTTATAGTAGGCTTATTAGAAACTCTATATTTAGGAATGTTATCTCAATGCGGTTCATTTTCCTCAAATAGTGATCCAATAGATGGAGATGGTAATGTAAATACTGATAATGCAGGTAATTCTGGAACACCCGAAGAATTTTTAGATAACCTAGGATTTAATCAGGATAATATTTCTAGTGGAGCTGATCCCTTTGATTACTCAGATGATTTAACTGACTACTATGAAAGTCAATTAGCTACACTACAAGCTCAAGGCAATACTGAAATAATAGAAAAAATATATAATGCTAATTTCCAAATGCTTGGATATAGACGTTATAAAGTTTAATCTAT